TACACGACGCTCTTCCGATCTCTATTGACCTTACTTGCAGCAATAGCGGACTCAGCAAATTTCACAGCCTTATCGGCTTGTTGTCGAGCTTTTTCAAGTCCTGGTAATTGATTTTTTATTTCATCTGCAACGGTATGGTCTAACAGCTCGCTGACCTCAGCTTGCTGTTTCGGTTTTAGTAATTCCCACATTCGTTCTGCATCTGGCCGACGAAAGATAATTCCTTTAGGCGAAATAACTGTATTAAAGTCATTTCCCATTGTGGAATAACCAAAACCTTTACCACCGCCAAGAACTGTATCTTGACCAATGCCAACCCAACCTTTGCTATCAGTATTTACGTCAACATTGGTGTAGGTATTCCGCTCTTTACGGGTAATTGGTTGCTTATTTAGTTTCTCAGTTAGATCAATATTTAGTCCATTAATATAACCGTCAGTATCCCCAACTGTTATTGAATTATCGCCATCCTGATCAATCATTTTGTAAAAGCTAATATTTTTTACATCATCTTTATCTAAGCTAGCAAATCCCTTAACAGTGTTAACCAGTCCAACATAGTAGCCACCTTGACGTAAGTTAGAATAGATACTTTGAATTTCGTTAATGTTACCTACATCTTCAATGTTTATAAATACATAGCTTCCTTCTACAAATCCTTGATTAGATAGATTTTGTAAAAGATTTAATACGTCACTTGCTCCTGAGTAATTAACTAGAGCATGAATTTTAGCATTAGCTTTTTCCGCCAATCCAACCAACTTTTCAGTATCAATCTGATTGGCCCTGATTAATACAACTGAACTTTTATTAAGGTCATTACTATTAGCTGTTGTTAGTATCTTGATCGGTATTTGGCTTTTCAATGTTTTCTCCAAATGTTCTCACCTCCTGTCTCGTCCAAGTCTGCTTTGACCATCCTGGATTGATTATCTGTGTAGGACGATTAGCAGCATTATTGAATGATTGTTCATAATCAAGAATAGATTTTTCAACACTATTCAAAGTAATTGTAGTATTATTTGATGATCTTCTATGCGAATACCAAGTAAAACCAACAATTGGTAACTTAGACTTATAGTTTCGTTGTTTGATTTCAAAATGAACAATATCGCCAGGGATAGGTCGTTCATTATTCATCATCGTGCAAGTAATAGACATATCTGGGTTAGGATGAAATTGTTTCAGTGCATAATCTCTCATCTGATCTTTATCTTGAATGGAATCATTAGTAATATCATCAGGAGCAAAGAATAATCCCCAACGATCAATGCTTTCCTGGTCCTTTACAATAAATGGCTGGAAATAGTACTGAGTTGTATCTGTTTCAGTAGTTGTGGTTGCATCAGTTCCGTCATCCTCATCAGATGCACCTTGTGAGACAACTGCTGCCATTTGGTCGTTTCTCGCGTACCATGAAGGTGGGTAGTAGCTAACAGGTTCAATCTTGCAGCTTTCTCCAGGTTCAGGTTCATAAATCATTGTATTTGCGTCTAGCATTAAACAAATATGATGGGTACCACCATGGGGACCATAAAACCCAACATCCCCTGTTTGTGGTGTTGATACTTGGTGAAAACTAGGTTCCATTGCAATAGTTTGAGCAGGAACTCTAATTCCAAAGTCTTGATAAACTTGACTTACAAAAGATGAACAGTCCATTCCCGACCATGGATTTCCGCCACGGGTTCCACCAGCTCCACCATATACATAAGGAACGCCTAAATACTTTTTTGCATCATTGATAACTGCTTGTGCACCTTTACCACTTGTAATTGTTCCGTTAGGTAATCCTGTATCCGTAGTCGATGTATCTTGTTGTGTATAAGTGGCTCCTACACATCGTGCTTCATTAATAATTGAATTAGAATCAATGTCAATTTGAATGTCAGAAACATTATTCAAGTAGTCTAGACGATGGCCACGATCTTTATAGAACTCATCATGCGAATAAACGGTAATATGTTTGGCCATCGGGAAAATTACTGCGTCAGTCCAGGTTTCAGTTATTTTAGAAATTCCTGTTTTAAGAGAAACGGCATCAAGTGCTACAGGTTGGGGATCAAATTGACCTTTGATTTCCCAAGTGAAATTTAGCCAGTTATTACCATTTGTATTGTTGGCATCACCAATGTAGTACTTCATTATTTGCTCGGGTCCGATTGGCGTTAAACTAGTATTTTCATCATCTTTATTATCTTGATTTGTTTGATTAGGAGCATTGCTATCAGGTGATGCTTTGTGACCTATATCGCCCCAATCGGTATTACCATCAACACTCTTTGATCGAGATAATTCAGTATAGATTTGAGAACAAGTAACTTGAATTGCCGAAGACCCTTGACTAGGCGCATCACTTACCTGTTTAATAACAAAAATCTCACCATGATCATATACCCAAGACTGATTAGTTAGCATACTGTATGCTTCTGATCCGTCATCATAAGCAGTAAAGGTAAGGGTATAGTCACCATTAACCGCGTAAGTCCACTCTACTTGATCGAACAATACCGCTTTTAGTGCTGCACGCTTACCATGAATATCTTCAATGATTAACTTATCGCCATTCATAAGCATCACCAACCTAATACAAATAAATAAACGGAAAGCTAAATGTTATATCAACACTTGAGCATTCCGTTATTTGAAAGTTATTATTACCACGTTCAAGGGTAATCGTGCCAAAATCTGTATCATTGTTAATATTGTTATTATCAACATAACAATTAACACCATCATAAGTAATTACTCCTGATTGAGATTTGGTAATTTCTAATGACGAATTATTTGTTGTATTTGTTATCTTACACTTACTACCTGAGAATCTTATCAGAACTTTCATATCATGGTGTTGGTAATAAGGATCAATAGCAACATCGCTAGGATTATAAACTGTGAAATTCATTGAATTAAAGTGGTAATCTCCTGGGTTATTTCCTAAGTAGTTCATTCCATACCCAGTTCCATCTCCATTAAAATCCTTCACCGTATCAGAGCGAAAAATACTGAACCAATATCCAGACGGATTTTCAAAGGGGATTGTAAAAGTGGCTACGTTTGCTCCAGGACTAATCGGTGCAACATCAGCGGTCATCGGATAGGCGAAATACACTTTAGCCATATTAATAGAATGGCGAATCCTTATCAATTGTCGACTACCAAAAAGTAAATTATAGAGCTTATGCTTAGCTAACTGTAAATCCTCATAGTCCATAAAGTTTAATGAGAACTTTTCATTCATTGTTCGTTTGTCATACGCCTCTGATATAAATTGTTGACCATCAACTGCAGCTAATTGTTGGTAGTTATTAACTACTTGTGGGCTAGAACCTGAATCATCCATTCCTAGGTATGATAATCCAGTGATTTTATCAGTTAGTTTTATTTCGGGCTGGTTACCAACCTTAACGTAAATTTCTGGTTCACTCACTTATTACCATCTCCTTAAAACGAATTTAATTTCATTGACAGTCTTTGTGCTTGCAAAATATCTTGACGCTTGGGGTCGAATTTACCCTGACTATGAATTGCAGCAACTTGTTGAGTTCCTAAATTGATTAATGATTGTATGTCCTTATGTAACTGATCTAATTTCGATTCTAACGACCTGAAATTATCTTTATCGATAGATTGGTCGTCTCGTGTTGTCTGAACGCTAGGTTCTTCACCTCTAAAACGTGCAATAACCTCACCAAGTAATTGATAAGCACGAGACCTTTTATTAATATCTGTCGGAATAACATATTCTGGCTTATTCTGTTCCGCAATCCGAATGAATTGTTCAGTATCAATTCGACCACCATTCGCATATCCATGACCTTGGCCAAGAAAAGAAAGACTATCTCCATAACGTTTACGAGCATAGTTCAGTCCCGCAAGCAAGTTATCAAATCCATTCCAAATATTTCCATGGCCCGGAAGTTTATTAGCAGCGAATGTTCCTGGCTTAACTTGCATTAATCCCATCGCATGACCGTCAGCTAAACCATCAGTTCCACCCATTGCTTTAGGGTTACCGCCAGATTCCGTCTGAATTTGACGAAGTACCTTACCTACAAGACTGCCTGATAAATGCAACATTGCTAATGCCTTTACTACGTATGGCCGCCAACGTTCCACACCAGAACCACCAGGATCAGCTAATTCTTCAAATTGTTTCTTAATCCATTTTCCTGCTTGTTTAGCAATGTAAATGGGTACATTAACAACCAAATCACTAGCATACTTAATTGGTGTTGAAATGTGCACGAAGCGCTTAAATACCTCATTTAGCGCTTCTATTGGGTGTTCAATAACCTTATCAATAAACTCTCCGGCATTATCAAGCTTATCAGTAAGTCCGCTAAAAAAGTCACCTACTCCATTAGCATAACGAGGCAAGTTAAAAGCTTTTGCCAACTGGTGAGAAGCTTCTCCGTTAAGAATAGAAATTCCTTTTGGTAAGAATGCTAAGAAATTACGCTTATTAGGAAACATTCCAATTTGACCATTAGGAAGACGATACATTTCACGAAAGTGTTCACCCGGACCATCATTTACTAGTGCAAGTGAAGACCTTTTAGTGCCATCAGGATTTCCAGCAGTCCCAGTCGCATAGCTCGGAACTGAGATTGACCAGTCACCACTAATTTTGCTAGCACCAATTTTATCAAGGATCCAGTTCAAACCATTCTTAATATCATTCATTAAGGTATTAAATGGTTTTAGAACACCATTAGCTAAATCAGCCATTGCTCGCATGGCGTTCTTCTTACCAGTTGCAATTGCATCCCCAATCTGAGACATATGATCTTGCCACGATTTAAGCATCCGTCCTAGGCTACCACCAGTAAGGTCATTCAAACGATCGTACATATCCTTAAAAATTTGATGATTATTTTTTCGCATATCTTTAGCTGTTTGACTGGTATCTTGTCCTAACCGATCCCAGTGGCCACTCACTAAGTCATGCCAAGATCTTGTATGATCTTGAATAACCCGATACATAGATTGGAATGTTTTAGGGTGCTGCCGATACATATTTCGAACAATTCTAGAAGTTGAATTATTTAAATTGTTATACCAACGATTAATATTATTCACACCTGAACGAGCGCTTGTTTCTATGTTCTTCCAACCACGTGATGCCGACTTTCGAACATTATTCCAATACTGTTGATTTTGTTTTTCATCTTGGCGTTGTTCACGTTGTCGATTACGCCAATAAGACTTCCAATTCTTGGCCAAACTATTAGTAAAGTTATGCCAGTTCTTTTCTGCCTGCTTATTAGCCTTAGCTTGCTCACGATTGGATTGTTCCTGGCTCTTGCTGATCTGTTTGAATGTATTTTTGAAAAAACTTCCTACTTTTTTCAATCCACTCTTTGCAAACTTAGCAATCCCATTAATAAATTTTCTGAATTGTTTATTAGTGTCATATAAATGCTTTAATTCAATTATTAATGCAGCAATAGCAGAAATAACTAAAATAATTACATTACTTTTCATAGCAAGATTAAGCATTTTTTGATTTAGGGCGGCAATCTTTGCAGCACTAGACAATCCTTTGTAAACAGCAATTCCTTTTCCCAAAGTCATATAAAAAGCTGTTACTAATCTTGCAGTCTTAGTAAATGCAAAAGAGGCAATCATTGTTTTAGCAAAAACTTTAACTGCTGTTTGATGCTTACTCATAAAAGCAATAGTTTTAGATAATAAACTTAACACTCCGGCTAATGCTTTACTTATACTATTAGCATAACGTTGCATAGATTTATCAGACGTAACTTGAACTAAAGCATCTTTAGCAGATTTACTCATCTTAAAGGACGACTTTTGAACATCCCCTGATAGTTTTGAAAAGCGCGATTTAAGATACATGGACATTCCCATGTAACTTGTCATCGCTTCAGATTGTCCAGTCTTATATTTCTTTCCCAAATAGTCCATGGCCTTGACAAAATCATCAGCAGTTAATTTGCCTTGCTGGGAAAGTTCTTGTAACTGTTTCATCGATTTTCCAGTTGCTTTTTGAATTGCTTCTCCAAACATCGGAAAACGATTGATCATAACATTCATATCTTCCTGACTCGCTTTACCACCAGCAACAATCTTTGCATACTGCTCACCTGCTTCTGCAATCTGAGCATTCGTCATATGCATGGTTGAACCTAAACGCACAAAGTCATTAGTCCACTGTTTAGCATGTTTAACATTGCTATCCACATGGTAAAAACTTTGAGCCATTTTATTGATTGTTTCTGCAGAGTATATTGAGTGCTGAGAAAGATCATTAATAAAATTAATTAGTTGTCTGCCATCCTGGGGTGCCTCGGTTGTCAAAGACTTCCATACAGTACGCATTGTATCTTGTTCTTTATTATATTCGCGACCCGCTTCAATTAAGCCATGCATATTGCTTGTCATAGCCATAATCGCATTAGATGCAAGATTAGATACAAAAACACCTGCGAATGATGTTTTTAATGTTTCCCTTAACGATTTAGTTTCACGATTTGTTAATTCTTCTGCATTTTTTATGCCAAGAATTTTGTTTCTAGCAGATGCAAAGAAACCAGATCCTAAAGTGTCTTTACGAATTAGTGAAGCATGCAAGTCGTCAGTTCTAGTTTTCAATTCAGAAATTTGCGATTTTGTTTTTCCAATTGACGCACTAGTTTCATCTAACCTCACTTTTTGTTTTCTGTATGCTTCACTATTCTTTCCTTGTGTTTTAGCAAGCTGATCTAACTCTTTCTTTTGAAGGTCGTACTGCTTAGAAAGAGTTTTTAATCCAATACTTAAGCCCTTAATTTCAACGTCATTTGCTTTAAGCTCTTTACCATTCGCACGCAAATTATTTGCATATGCTCGTGAAGACTCCTGGGCTCTTCGAAAACTAGTTTGTAATTCAGCTAAACCCGAAGTTTGATACTTTAATGTACTATTAGCCCGATTAACTTGTACCTCATACGAAGCTAATTGTTTACTAGCTTGAGAGATATCTTTATCTAATTTCAGCCATGTTTCTAATTGATCCTTATTAGATAAGTTCAAGCCTTCCTGACGACTTTTTAATTCAGAAATTTTAGCCTTTTGAAGTTCTATTACTTCATTTAATCCAGAAATGCGCGCCTTAGCAGCTTCAGCATACTGCCCTGAATTTTTTAATGCAGTCTCATTAGCTTTCCAGGCATTCGTGGCCGCACTAATTGAACTCCGGAACGCAGATAAACTTTTAGTTGCAGCAATCGTATCAACTGATATCCGCGTCGCCATTTCATTTTCAACTTTCAATTTATCCGCCTCCCATTAACATTGCTAACTTCTTATGGGCATCCCCCGTATTCATTGGTCGATCTTCTCTAGATTTAGCACTCAGTATTTTCAATAATTCTTCATATTCTTGACAGTCAACTTGTGATGGCGCCATTCCGCCTTGAAACATTAGCTGCTTTTTTAGATAAGATCGGAAGAGCGTCGTGTAG